CACTAAACTGTGTACCTTTTGGAATTTCTATCGTTTTAGTAGTACCAGATGTTACACTAATATTAAGATTAACAAACGCTTTTGCAGATCTAGCTGATCTTGGAGTGTAGTTCAATTCTTTCGCATGCGAGATAACAGAACTCATCATTTGAGCTGAGTCAAGAAACCCTTCAGAAACAGCCATATTTAAGTAAAAAGAGTTTAAATATGAGTTGTATGAAAGAACATCAAGGAGAACGTTGATATTCGAACCTTCGAAATCGTAATCTCTGAATACACTTTGAGACTTCAGATATGTTTTAAAATTCGCCTTTAAAGTGTCAAAGTCTAATGATACAAGGCTTAACGAGCTATTTGCCATTATCTTACTCTTTTGAGAATTACGGATATTTGGATAGGTGTATTACTATTTATTAAAGAGAAAACAACATTTACTGTAAATGCATTTCTATCAGGATTAGGATAAACATTTACTTGTAATAATAAAGCTCTTGGTTCATTTTGAGAAATGGTGCTTCTTACAAAAAAAGTTATATTTTCAGCTGTAACTGCATCGTTTGGTTCGAACAATGAACGATAGATATCCGAACCGATTGTAGGTTGGAATAATCTTTCGCCTCTGTTAGTAAGTATTAAATTTCTAATCGATTGTTTAACAGCGTTTTCATTAGTAACTTTTGCAAGAGTGTTGTTTAATGGATGTTTGTCAAAATCATTAAGGAAGTCTGTAAAAAACTCCTGTTTTTGTATTTGTGTATATTTGTCTGCTCTTGATGCTACCATTTTATCCGCCTGCAAATACGTTTGATGAACCTGATGCTACATGTCCACAAGAAGCAGGGTCGCCAGCGCGACAAACTCCCTTACCATTAACGAATACTGTTCCGCTAGAACCAATCATAATAGGTGAAGCGTGAGGTGGTTTTCCATGACCTGCAACTGCATCACCTTTTCTAACTGCTGGTTTACTGTTGACAAATACATTAGGAGATCCCTGTATTAATAAACCACCAGCTATATCTTTCCCGCTATCTCTTGCTACTCCTGGCATCAAAATTTCTTGTATTGTATTACTGAATTAGTAGATAATGAATTAGCATACGCTTTGAGTGTTGAGTTAGCGATTAGTTGTTGAGTCGCAGAAATATTTCCGCCTGTTTCTAGTATAGCGCCTTGTTCTACGTAATACTTAACCAATGAAACTGCACCTAGCCAATCATAAGCTCCTGTTGTATGAATACCATTACCACTAGCAAGATTAGCTATAGCTTGAACAGAAGACAACGATTTACTAATGTCGCCAATATAGTTACGAATTTCAGAAGAATTAACGGCGATTGTTCTGAGAGAAGAAGCAATATATGTTAACTGCTTCGTATAATCAAACCCACCTGAAGTGCTAGAATTAGCTATCCAAACACTATTAGCTGCTGCATACGATGTAAAATTTACAGAAGATGTCGAGCTATTACCAGAGTAAGTAGAATCGCCATTATAAGTCGCTATAAAATTGATAGATCCACCGAGTATATTTGTAGCGAAATATGAAGTATCGATAGTGAATATACATTCATTGTCTATGATTGGAGAAGAACCATGAATTGTACTGGTAGTAAGAGTAGAGGAAAAGGTGACATTTCCTGATACGACACCACCATCACTAGAAATAACTCTAGTTAGTATAGTTACATTTTCTCCAGCTATAGGATAGTTTGGAGTAACAAACGTGGCTAGTGTAGTAGTTTGTGTAGTTGGCATAATTAAACCTTTTTAGTATTATTTATCATGGGTTGATATCGACCTTAGCACTTTGGATAGTAACAATAGAAGAACTTTTAATAGTAATAGATGACGAATCCATAACAATAGTAGAACCACCAACCTTCAATGTTATTTTTGATGTACTTTCAATTAGTATATCATCTGATGCCCACATTCTAGCTTTACCAGCGTCTACTTGCATATCATAGTTGCCTTCTGATATATTGACGCCGTATTCGCCTTTGATCATGTTTACTTTATTACCGTTAACCTGATCAACAAAATCACCAGTATAGTTATGATTTACTGAGCCTGTATGATCAGTAACGATATTACCTTCACTAACATGAAACACATCACCATCAGAGTGAGTTATCTGAGAACCTTTTGTTCCTACAACACAAACACCTCCACCACCAGAGTATTTGTTTCCAGCTGTTTCTGAGTGATCGCTACCTGCGATAGAAGAGCGATTAGATCCGCTTATCTTTGTATCAGTGTGACCGTCTGTCGTTTGAGATGTACCATCAGCGTTGTAACTATGCTGTTTACCAACTGTTACTTTAATTTCTGCGCCATCAGGACCATGTCCAGTGTAATTACCAGTTGGTTGTACTACGAAGTAACTTTCTTGTCCTGGTTCTAAACTGCGTATTTCCTGACTACCATCTGCCCTCTGAGTAACCCAAAGATTAGGATATGTACCTTTGAAAGGTATTTTAGGATGGGCGTTATTTGGATCGTATTCTGTTGCCATATTCCACCTTTAACCGAATGCTGAGCCAGTAACTAATGGTCCAACACCTTGAATCGATTGTTGATTGTCGATAATATTTTGCGTATCATTTGTTATCATAGGAGCTGCAGCGCCAGAACCAGCAGCAGAAGCGTTCGCAGCAGCAACATCAGCCGCAGCACCAAAAGCTCCACCTTCGCCTGATATAGACATATCGCCTTTAGCAACATAATCATTATACGCCTGTATTTGAGCATCTTGCTCTGCAGGTGGCTCTGGTTCTATAGCTTTTTTCATCTCTTTCTTTTTCATAGCGAGTAATGATTGGTTCTTTGTAAAATCATTCATAGATTCTCCAACTTTACCAGCATCTAAAACAGATTTAGGTAAATGACCACCAGTTAATTTACCAATAGCTCCAGCTATATTTGGTATAAGCTTGCTAGCCATTCCTATAATCGATTTTAAATCAACGCCTTTCCCTAATACTTTAGAAAGACCATCAGCTGCAACACCATCCATTGATTTAGTTAGTGTTGTTGCTAATTTAGTAATATCAGAATTAGATAAAGTTCCGCCCTGAGTAAGCTTCGTTAATATTGGCGCTAAGGTTTTAACCATTTGCGCAGCTGAGTTACCTTGCACATGCGCTTGGGCTGAAGAATAGTGTGGTTCTTGACCTCTCAAAGTATAACGTAAATTACCAGAAGTAGGATCTTTCCATTGGATATAGCCTGGATATGGTTCTTTATCAAGAGCAAAATATTGTTGTATGTATGTAGCAGCTACCGTAGCTACTATCAAATTTGTAGATGGCGAACCTCTTCTTGGATTTATACCTGGTATTGTATTGCTTATTGCATTCGAATTATATTTACCACCATTACTCATTGCAGATTTAGCTACATTGGCTAATGCGCCACGTAAAGCGTTTTGTACAACAGGTGGTAAGTTAGCTTGTTTAAGCACCTGATTTAAAGGACCCATAACATTAGCCAGTCCTAAATTTTTAGCTAGTCCACCAATAGCTCCTTGTATACCACCACTCAATAACTTAGATATGCCTCCAGGACTAGTCATACTCATAATGTTTTGTACTTGTTTAAATCCATCAGCAGCTTCTGGTAATACTCTGCTTTTCTTTTCTGGATCAACCTGTTTTACAATATCAAGAACGTCGGATGTATCATCTTTTTTAGCAGAAGCTGTTGTTGGCTTTTTTGGTTCTTTAAGTTTCTCATCAACCTTTTCATTATTAACAATACCAGTTGCAGGCGTATACGTCGCTATCGTTTTAAAATCTTCTGATTTCTCATTATTAATTTTATTAATATCTATTTTACTACCGAACAAATTACTATATGGATTTATCGGTACTGGATCGCTGTAGTTTTGAGAAGGTCCAGGTATGCTACCTTTCTTAGTATCAATTTCTGGGATACCATCAGTTGTATCCCCACCATCTTTTGGATCACCAGCTTTACCAAGACTACCAAGAATAATTGGAAGCTGATTATCTAAATCGAACCACTCTCCATAAACTTTAGAACCTCTGACTAATCCTAATGGTGACATACCAATTTTACCATAGGCAGCAGAGGTAACAGGTTGCATTGGTATAGCCCAATGCAAATCTTCGTCTTTGATATTTTCTTTATCGTCGTGTCTACCAAAAATACGTATTTGTACGCGACCAGATTGATCTGGGTCTTTTACATTAACTACTTCAGCTATCCATCTACCAGAACCAAAATCTCTTTCTGTCATTATACGCCTTCCTCAAGATTACCTTTTAACAGTTCTATAACGCAGGTATATCTTGGACGCTCTCCTGCAGTACCAATTTGATGATGTATTCTAGAAATTAAAAATTTACCAGACAACATAGGATCGGTTTGACCATTATCAGTTGTACTTACTTTGTTTGGAATAGCTGCATTTACTGTATACCCAGCTGCTAGTTTAGCATCACCATAAACTCTAATCTTCATAGCGTTTTGCATTAAGCTTGCAAGGAAAGCTTGTTGATCTGCAGTTTGCTCTGGTATATTTGTTACTGGTCTTTGTGATGTATCGACGGGTATCATTGCCTGTGTTGGTATTTTTGGTTGTTGGTATTTCGATTTAAATTCAGAAGAATCATAATCACCTTTACCGCCCATTTTAAATTGAGTAGAATCAGTATCAACGTCTTTTGTTTTATAGGTATGTGTTCTAATATCGAAACTCGACACTCTTGTTTTACCACCGATCGAGATACGCTCTGTAGACGAGAACTGTTTAGGTACTTCATATGCAATGATATTGTTATCAGTTTGATTCATAATACTACTGTTAATTGCATCCGACTGTTGAAAATCTTTAATCGCTTCTTCACCAAACAGTTTTTCAATTGTTGTAAATTTAAACGTTTGATTACCACCATTTCTGGTTTCAAAAAACACATAAGCCGAAGATTTATTCTCATTAGATATACTACGACGACGAACAATATCAGTCGCTTTATATGGATTTTGATGACCAATAA